AGAGGGAACCCAAATTTTCCCACAAAGAGCCACTACTGGAGTGCCTTCAATTAGAGCTTTGGTTGCCTCTTCTTTTTCAACGTAGTGAGAGAATCTTTCATGATCTCCGTTGTCGTTAGTAACGCCAGACGTTTCTAATTCTTCAATTAGAAGATTTTTCATTGCACTCATATTTAAAATTACTTTTCTATCAATCTTTTAATAAATTTTTTAAACTTCTTCTTTTTGTAGTATTTTTTTGCAATTTTTACAGATGTCAGGCAGTCTTCGTAAACTAATCGATATTGGCTATCCTCGTTATAGAAATCCCACTCTAAGGGGTTCCGTTTCTTACTTAAATTTCTTTGCTTCAAAACTGCTTCAGTTGCCTTGTGTGCCAGTTTTTTACTCTTCATTTGAATCCCTAGTCCTTTGCGTCGATAAAACTATACCTCTAAGAACGGGTAAATAGGCTATAAACAATGAAAATACCTAAAATAACTAAACACCCTAGAAGCACCCAACCGTCTCCCGTAGAGCCTCTATTTATGTAATATCTGCTCTCTTCATAGAGTTCATAGTCCTCTTGACCTAAAGGCGTGTATGGGCTTTCTGGACCCTTTAAGCCTGTTTTCTCATGCTTTGGCTTAGAAACACGTCTGCCCATAAAGCCTCATCCTTTCCATAAGTAGGTAGAGAGTACCACCTAAAGGGGCTATTTTCAGCTATTTTGTATTATATAGCATGTCGTTTTTAAATGCAAAAAGGGGCCTACTTTCCTGCATTTTTGTCTATAATAAAGGGGGTTTTCTATTATAGATGAAAAAGGGTCAAAAACAACAAAAAACTCTAAGTTTGTGAATAGTATACTTTTTTGCCTTTTAGGTGGTATACTATCCAAAAAGTAACTAGTTATATCTAAAATAGTAAAATAGTATAACTATTAAACTATCCATCTAACATCAATAAAACTAAAGTTACTCGTATTCATAGAGACTTTATCTCCACGCCTATAGTAAAGTATAGTTAGAATTGATGTTAGATGGTTGGTTTATTTTAGTTAATTTAGGTGTTATAGTTGCATATTTTTTTATAGTGTGTATAGTGTTAGTGTATTGATGGATATAGGGGTAGTTGCGTATGGTTTTAGGTGCGTGCTATCGTCTTAGCCAAAGACAAAGAGATGAGGTAAGAAAATGCAATACAAAGAAAATTGGTTTCCAATTGGATTACTTTTAGTTGTTATATCAATGTCAATGGAATCTTGGGGTAAATATGTTGTAGGAACTTTTGCAGCATTATTTATTTTAGCTTCTTTTGGATCATCAACTAACAAAGAAAAAAATGACTACAAGAGATACTACAAACCTTGAGCAAAGTAGATGAAGCCATAGATGCCAGAGGAATACCAACGGCTGTATGTCCTCTTTGTGGAAGTGATTGGTTCTATGTTCCAGTTAAGTTTAACCTAGAAACACACAAAATCTCTGCATGGGGAACTGATGGATACTGCTACTCATGCTCTAGCAAAGTTACTGTTGTAACTCCTGTAGATGGTGAGGTACTACTTGATGAAGATGAAGACGATAACAATGAGTAAAAAGAAACTAGAAGTTATCAAAGGTGGTAATCAAGAACTGGATATAGAAATACCAGAACTAGACAAAAGAGTAGAGATTGCTTCAACGGCTCTACTTAAATACTGGTTCCCTAAAAGGGTTCCAGAAGATATTGAAAAGTGGGCAGAAATTGCTTACAACGATGCTTCAGCAGTAATTAAAGCCCTAGAAAAGAAAGGCTACCTTAAATGACCTTAAGAGAATATTTCCTAATAGGTGCTGTTACCTTTGCGTCTAGTTTTCTAGCAATCTTTAGTTTCTCACTTATGTCGTTTTTTCATAAAAGAAAAATAGCACTGAGAATGATAGATGACCTAAAAAGCGAAATAGAGACAGAAATGAAATTTAGAGACATAGTTAAAAGTAATTTTAAATCGGAAGGAGTAGACGATGAGTAATGAAGAAGAGTTACAAAACTCTGCCTTATCTGCTTTAGGTCTTACCTCTGAACAAGTAACCAACGTAGATAGACAGTTAAGAGATAGACCAGAAGCAAGAGATCCAAGAGTCTGTATCTGTGGACACTCTTTCTCTAGACATTACATGGCTGGAGGTGTCTCCATATGCAAACCATCAAAAATGAAATGCAAATGTACATATCCAATGTATGTCCTAGAAACTAACGACACTAGAGCATTCCTAAGAAAGACTAGTGGGTCTGGAGCGTTCCATGCACTATCTCGAGGAATTGCTGCAACGGAGAATCATGGAAAGAAAATCAAGTGGCTAATTCCAGTTCCAATTGAGTGCTTCGAATGTGGTTCAACGACAGGGGTCACAATTACTCCCGTGTCTGAAAACAAAATCCCAATTGAAGTAGAAAGTTCTAGAAACGCGTTTTTGTGTATCTCATGCAGAAATCAGAAAAAGACAGCTCCTTTGGAAGAGGTCTAAATGAAGCACACCAAAACCACTACTGCTGGAAGAATATATCTTCTACTAGAGCCAGTCATATCTAAAGAAGATAAAGACTTCGATGAAATAATTGACGCCATCAACACTGGTCTGACAGAGTGGAGAGACGCAATAGCAGAAGAGTTACATAAGAAAGCAACAACCTGGGAAACTAAAATGGACGACGGAGACACCACTCTGTACTCATTAGGACTTAGACATGCTGTTGACTTAGTATTGAATTATGACCCAACAATCGAACAGGAAGAAGTAAAGAAATCATGACAACAGGAATAAACCAAAAATCTGGACTAAAGTTCTACACTGTTAAGGAAGTTGCCAGTCATATGAGAGTTTCAAAAATGACTGTCTACAGATTGCTAAACTCCAACGAACTGCCTAGCGTCAGGGTTGGTAACAGTTTTCGAGTGCCAGAAGTAGCAGTAGAAAACTACATAAAGAAAAACACAACGGTGGAGTTCTAAATGGAAGATATATTCTTTGAAAGCTCAACCCAACTAGAGGATGAAGTGACCTTTGACTTCTTCATTCAAGATGGGTGGGGAGGTCTTTACATAAAAGATTTACTAGGTTTGGATTTCAATGTAGCCAACACACTACTTCTAGTAGCAGGGCTATGGGTACTTATAAGATCCTACAAAGTTATTAAAAAGTACGCACTAAAAAAGTCTTTAACTAAACAATGGGGAAGACTTAGCGACCATTTTTAACAAGGTCAAAAGCACTTTTTAGGGCATCAAATATTATTTTTTGGTGCCCTTTTTTCTATTATATAAGTTTTACATTTTCCCCCATAAAACCCCACATTTTTCCACTTGTTGTTTATAAAAGAGGCAAAAATTAGGTGCGTTCTCTCTCCATTTTCCCAAAAATTCTTTTCTAGAAAGCGGCTTACTATGGATATAACGGACACAACCGAAAAAACAAGGAGAAATAAAAACATGTTCGAAGTTGATTTCCTAAAGGCCACTGCCGAGAGAGCAATCAAAACTTTCGTCCAAACCCTACTTGCATTAGTGGGTACAGACGCAGCAGGTATCTTGTCAGTTGACCTAAACGCTTCACTTCAGGTAGCAGCCTCTGCTGCTTTCATCTCAGTACTAACCTCATTTGGATCTTCCTCATTTGGTAGTACAGGACCATCTTTGGCTGGTGAAACCACAAAGCAAATCGTGGTTAAGGCAGCAGCTAAGAAGAAATAATTAACTAAAGAGCCGAGGCTCCTTTAATATTTTTTAGGGGAGTCTTGGCTTTTTTGATAGGAAAGAAAAACCCTCAATGAGCAACGAATTAGAGTTCCTGGGCCCAGACCCAGAAGAAATTGACCCAACGGACTCAATCCCTAGACACGATGACCCAATGGATTTGCGCCCCGATCTTTCGCGCATCGGCATCGTTGAGATAGAAAAGGGTGTGTGTGAGGATACCTACGAAAACCGTCAACTCCTACGCCGAAACGAATTTAACTGGGACGCTGTCTATGACAACTCTGGCCGCCCAACTGGGCTAATCGCGGCTCGCTCTATTGAGTCGTCCCGTGAACGCCGTCTACTTTCACTTGCCGAAAAGAAACCTCTTCTTTCCGACCCCAACAACACAAACTCAGATTTCATTACGGGCGTCGACCTTATGGCAGATGACGCCGCCTACAAACTTTGCCCACCTTGGGTTGTCGGTGCTACTCGCGCCTACATAAAGGAACAAGAGCAAGGCGGCCCGAAGTCTTCAAAGCGGGCACCTCTTGGGCTACCTGCTCGGTGCCGCATTGTGAAACCAGACGGCATCCGATGCCAGCTTTGGTTTAGTGGTCGTATTAAGGATGACGGTCTCTGCCGTATCCATCTAAAAACAATTCGCCGTCCTGGAGCTGACGTTGAACGGGCAAGACTCAAACTTGTTCAGGCTGCCCCATACGCTGTGGACAAACTTGAACAACTTATGGAAACGGCAATCTCAGAACCCGTCGCCCTTAAAGCGGCAACAGAGATTCTGGATCGCGCTGGAGTTCGAGGAGGCGTGGAGTTAGATGTCGGTATTGATGTCCAAGACTCACGGCCAGCCCATGTGATTGTTGCCGAAAGACTTCAACGGCTTGCCGAAGGAGCAACCATGATTGCTGGAGTTTTGGGGGATCAACACAGAGTTATTGACGCCGAGATTGTTGTTACTGAAGATTCTGAATCAACCGATGAAGAGAAAGATAAGAAGGACTGAACAGCTTATGAACAACTTAGATGACGGCACGGGAAGTAACAACTCTTCTTTGTACCTGGTAGATCTGGCAAGAGAGCTTGCTGAAGAACTTCAATCGGATATCAGACTAGCCACCCACCGTGAAGAACATGTTCGAGTAACGGCTAGGGCTAACAAGGCTTTAGAGTTATACGGTTATGTATTAGGAGAATCTGAAAACAAGTAGTTTATATATTAGACAGTTGTTATCAACAGTCTAATTAATAAACTACCATTTGTCAAATCGGAGAAACGGCATGGGACTTAAAGACGGAAACTGTACAAAGGAAACGGACTACGACCCTTACCAGTACGAAGATGTCCTAGATTCTATCTTTGGCCATAAAAATATTTTTTAGGGGAAAAACGGCCTGCGCCTTCGCAGGAACTAATAACTTCCCTTTCCTAGCTATATAGCCCCTCCCAGGTGCACGGTTCATTATAAAGAAAAACCGTACAGACTTAAAACTAAGGGTGTATGGAAAGCGGCCTGCCCATGTACACATTTATAACGGATTCAATAGGGAAGTGTAGTTTGCATAAGGTGTAGCTTATGTGGGGCGGCTGGGGCTCGAACCCAGGACCGACGGATTATGAGTCCGTAGCTCTAACCAACTGAGCTACCGCCCCTAGAAGAACCAGTCTATTGGATTTTATGAAAAAGCGGCCTGCGAACAGGGAAGTTATTTTTTAGGGGAACGGATCGTGTTTCACATTATGCAACAACGGGAACCTTTAATATTTTTTAGGGGAACGGAGCTAAGCGGCCTGGGAAAGAACGGCGTGCGCGTAAGCGAGCCCTATATTTTTTAGGGGAACGGATCCGAGCTGATCCATCCACGGGAACTAATAACTTTTTAAAACTAGAAGACGGATCGAAAAATGCAAGTAAACCAGGGATTGGATCCAATCGCAGGAAGTAATAACTTTTTAATTAGAGCTATATACCAGCTGACCTGGATGGATCGGATCTAAATAATTAAATAAATACTTGACTTTTACTTGACGGATTGGGTAGGATAACTTTACTCACCAGGGTTCGTAAAGCTTTTTCTGCAGGTAGAACTCGCAGTTGTTTTTTAAATTGATTAACTTCCCAGGTATCGCGCAGTCCCGCCTACCATCCCCCGATTTGACATAAATTTACTAACATGTTATCTTTGTTATAGAAAAGAGGAAATATGAGTTTTAAAGTACTTACAGAAACAGATGCAACAAACGGCACGTCAATGAAGGGTTATGTAAATATAACCCGTGCGCAACTTGAAAATGTTTTCGGTTTACCAAATGAATACGATGCATTCGAAGGTGACGGCAAGGTAACTACCGAGTGGATGCTTTTGCTTAACGGCGAGCATGTAGTGACGATCTATGACTGGAAGCGTTACGAAAACGGTGCCCCAGGTCTTGCTGAAAATTATGGCTGGCATGTCGGTGGTCACACTGAATCCGTAGTAGATTTGCTATTTGCTGAATTAGAGGAAAACGGCATGAAACGTGTAGAAAGCGATGGAGGAGTATTTTGCGAAGCGTAACTGTACTTAACGCAA